ACGGCGAACTGGGACACCCAGACGGCCCTACTATTAACTTAGAACGAGTTTCACATATGATCAAATCTTTGACTAAAGAAGGAAATGATTATATAGGAAAAGCCAAGATATTAGATACACCTTATGGTAAGATTGTTAAAAGTCTTATTGATGAGGGAGCCCAATTGGGAGTGTCTAGTCGAGGTATGGGTACGCTTAAACAAACATCAGAAGGTATCAATGAAGTCCAAGACGACTTCTTGCTAGCTACTGCTGGAGATATTGTAGCAGACCCATCAGCACCTAATGCATTTGTTAATGGCGTAATGGAAGGTGTGGATTGGATTTATGACGCTGCTTCTGGTAACTGGAGATCTCAAAAGATCATCGAAGATATTAGAAGGCAGGGACAAACTAACTTTAAAGAACTACAAGAAAATCAGATGGCGGCCTTTGCTGCTTTCATGAAGTCCTTGTAGACAGACTTTTTATAAATACTATATAGTAAACAATGACTCAACTTCAAGGGAGTAAAAAATGGCTAATGAACTAGACAACCTGGATCTGAATGCTGAAGAAGCCGTGGAACTCGACGAGTTCAAAGCCGATGGTGAAAATTCAAGCATTGCTGATCCAATCAGCAAAGGGAGCAATAAGCGTGGAGCAGACAAGACTGTCTCATTTACACCACCTGCACCTGGATCTGCAAAAGAAAAGAATGGTACAGATGTATCCAGCAAGGATGGACTCAAAGTAGAGAAAGGCAAAGCGCCAGCTCGAAAAGGGGACAAACCTGGTGGCGACAATGCTGCATCACCAAAAGTACCTACACCTGGGCAAGGTGGAGTTAAAGAAGACATCGATGCAATATTCGGTGAAGAATTATCAGAAGACCTACGAGAAAGAGCAGAGACTGTTTTTGAAGCAGCTGTAAATGCTCGTGTCGTAGAGTATTCAAACGAATTATCTGAGGCATTTGATCTTCAACTAGCGGAAGCTAAAGAAGTAATGCAAGAAGAAATGTCAGAAAAAGTAGATGGCTATCTCAACTATGTCGCTGAAGAGTGGATGAAGAGAACCAAGTCGCTATTGAATCTTCACTTAAAGTTGAAGTTGCTGAATCTTTCATGGAAGGCCTAAAGGGTCTTATGGAAGCTCACAACATCAAGCTACCTGAAGAAGCTGACTCCGATATTCTAGCTGACCTTAACACTAAGGTTGAAGAGCTAGAAGCTAAAGTAGAAGAAGAAACTGTTGCTAAGATAGCAGCTGGATCTGACCTTGCTGAAGCAACTCAGAAACTAATTTTTGCTGAGTCTACTAAAGACCTAGCCGAAACCAAAATTGAAAAACTCCGTGCTCTATCGGAAGGACTTGATTATGTGGATGCAGAAGACTATTCTTCAAAGCTAGATATGCTTAAAGAATCATATTTTGGATCAAAAACCGCTGTTGCATCATCTGTTGAAGATGAAGACCCGATTGATCTGGACGAGGAAACTCAACCAGCTCTTAAAGGTGGAATGGCAAATTATGCAGCCGCTATATCGCGAACTGTTAGAAAATAACTTTCATATTTTAAAAGGGGAAAACCATGAACTTATATGAAGACTTACAATCTAAATGGCAGCCGATTATTGAGCACGCTGACCTTCCTACAATTCAGGATAGTCACAAGAAATCAGTAACAGCCGTATGTTTAGAAAACACTGAAGTAGCTCTAAGAGAGTCACAGGCATTCAGCCCACAATCTCTATTAGAAACTGCTCCAACAAATGCTACTGGAGCATCCATAGATAACTATGATCCAGTATTAATTAGCCTAGTAAGAAGAGCTATGCCTAACTTGGTTGCTTATGACCTAGTTGGTGTACAGCCAATGACTGGACCTACTGGTTTAATATTTGCTATGAGAAGCAGATACACTAACCAAACTGGTACAGAAGCATTCTATAACGAAGCTGATTCAGAATTCTCTACAGTAGTAGCTGGTTCTGGTAACAACACAATCGGTCAGTCACAAGACGGTACACAGCCTTCAGGCAACAGTACTTCTTATAACTACGCCGAAGGTATGTCAACTTCACAAGCTGAAGGACTAGGATCTGCGTCTAACGTAGCATTCGCTGAGATGGCTTTCTCTATCGAGAAAATTGCTGTAACAGCTAAGTCAAGAGCTTTAAAAGCTGAATACTCAATGGAACTTGCTCAGGATCTTAAAGCCATTCATGGCCTAGATGCTGAAACAGAACTTGCTAACATTCTTTCTACTGAAATCCTTGCAGAGATCAATAGAGAAATCGTTAGAACTGTAAACTTGGTTGCTGTAACAGGTGCTCAAGAGAACACAACTACTGCCGGTACATTTGATCTAGATACTGATTCAAATGGAAGATGGATGGTTGAGAAGTTCAAAGGACTTATGTTCCAAATCGAAAGAGAAGCTAATGAGATTGCAAAAGGAACAAGAAGAGGAAAAGGTAACATCATGTTATGTTCTTCTGATGTTGCATCTGCACTTCAAATGGCTGGCGTATTAGATTATACTCCTGCTCTTAACTCTAACAACCTTACTGTTGATGATACTGGCTCTACTTTTGCTGGTGTTCTTAACGGAAGAATCAGAGTATTCATTGATCCTTATTTCGCAGCTGCAAGTGGTGTACACTACATGACTGTTGGTTATAAAGGTTCTAGCGCATTTGACGCTGGATTATTCTACTGCCCATACGTTCCACTACAAATGGTGAGAGCGGTTGGTGAAGATACGTTCCAACCTAAAATTGGTTTCAAAACTCGTTACGGCGTAGTTGAGAACCCATTTGCAAGAGGAACTACTCCACTTAACGCTAATGGTGCATTGGATGACAATGCTAACAAATACTACAGAAGAGTATTGGTTAACAACTTAATGTAAGCCAAAACGATTCAATAGAATTGGAAAAAGG